ACCAAACAGAAAACAATTTTATTACGCATCTGTACCAACTTGGAATGGAAACGAACAAGGTATGGACATTTACACAATTCCACAACCTGTACCTGTTGATATAAACTATCAAGTTAAAATCATTTGTAACAGAATGAGAGAGTTAAATCAACTGAATAAGATTGTGATGCAAACTTTTTCATCAAGACAAGCCTACACGTTTATTAAAGGTCAGTATGTTCCAATTATATTAAATAACGTATCTGATGAATCTCAAATGAGTATGGATTCAAGAAAGTATTATGTTCAAAGTTATGACTTTACCATGTTAGGTTATCTAATCGATGAAGAAGAGTTTGAAGTAAAGCCTGCAATTCAAAGAGTTACTCAATTAGTCGAGATTGATACTTCAACAAGAAAACAAAGAAGAAACAAATATCCTGAAAATCCTGACGAGTTTGAAATGCCATTTTTGTTTGTTTCAGGTAATACCGTTTTAACTGATAGAATTGATTTTACTGCTGACATGACTTTAATATCGACCGATAACGTTGATACGTTTGATGTTTATATTAATGGTGATTATTATGGTAGTGATTTACAAAGAATTGAAATTACTACAAATGATATTTTAAGAATAGAAGTCACAAAAAATGATAATACTCAAGAATCACTTGTGACATACGAAAACAAATTAGTTTAATCTTCTCCGTAGATATCTTTTTTTTCTTTACACTTTTCAATTATCAAATTCTCTAAAAACTTATAAATCTTTATTCCACGCTTATCACAATACTTTTTTAGGATATCGTGTGATTCAGGGGAGATTTTAATGTTCTTTATTTCTTTCTTGATTTTCATAGGTAGAAAAAAGGCAGAATTAATTCATACCGTTTATAAATACTTATCCAAAAGTAAAGTTTTTTCGTAAAATCTCTAATATTTATCAATAAAATAAATCTGTAACAGAATAATTTAATAATGGCAACACAAGTAAATCAAAAAGTATTCGTATCACCAGGCGTATACACATCTGAAACCGACTTATCGTTTGTAGCTCAAAGCGTTGGGGTAACTACATTAGGTATTGTTGGTGAGACTTTAAAAGGTCCAGCATTCGAACCAGTATTCATAACAAACTACGACGAGTTCCAAGCATATTTTGGTGGAACTGAACCCGTTAAATTTTATAACACTCAAATCCCAAAATATGAAGCGGCGTACATCGCTAAATCATACTTACAACAATCAAACCAATTGTTTGTAACAAGAGTATTGGGATTGTCTGGTTATGATGCAGGTCCGTCTTGGAGTTTATCATTGATTGCCAACGTTGACCCTACAACAATTGGTGACCCATCAAACGCAACAACATTTACCGCAACCTTTACAGGTGATGCTTCAGGTAATACTGTATCGTTTATTGGTGGTGCTTTACCACCTCAAGTTCAAGCGAACTTAAATACGCAATACAGAGTAAGTGACGGTTCAACATCATCATTACAAAATGACTTTAATGCTTACTTAGGTGGTATTATTGATACACCATCATTATCCGCAACTACATCAGTAGTATACGGTGCAATACCTAATGTTGATTACGACGCATTAGTGACAACATATACTGCGGTTACTGACCCATACAATTGTGTCAATACTTTTGATGATAACGATTTATCATCAGGAACTAATGACCCATGGTATTATGCTAACTTTAACATTTCAAGTGGAAATGCTTATACGGGTTATTCATTCTACTATGTTGTTAGTAGTTTATCGACAGGTGGTACAGGAACCTTTACAGGTGTAATCTCTGGTGAGTCTTATTCATTTACAGGAACTGCATACACTGAATTTAATAACATGGTTGTTGGTACACTTCGTTCTAGAGGTATTTCATTATACAATAATAGTTCTACAAGTGAAAATCACGGACCTGTTTATCAAGTAAGTGGTCTTACAGATTTACAAATGGTAACTACTGGTCAATACTCAGGAGTTACAAGTTCACCTTTCGCAACATTCTTATTATCAGGTGTTACAAGAGATAACGAAACTTTCTCATTTGAGACTTCATTATTAGCAGCATCTTCAAAATACATCACTAAAGTTTTAGGTGTTGATAACTTCGGAAAATCAAGATTTGAAGTCCCTGTGTTTGTTGAAGAGGCATATCAAGGAAGTTTAAATTATGCGTACAATCAAGGGTACATTAGAGGTCTAAACTCTGAGTTAATTGCTCTACCTGACGCTAGAAGTCAATCAAGTCAATCTATTGCTTGGAATTTAGAAAAATATCAAGCACCTGAAACACCATTCTTAGTTTCTGAATTAAGAGGTAATAAAGTTTATAACTTATTTAAATTTATTTCAATCTCCGATGGTGACGCGGCAAACACAGAAATTAAAGTTTCAATTGCAAACTTATCTTATAATAATATGTCATTTGATGTGTTAATTAGAAATTTCTTTGATACCGACGCAAATCCTGTGGTTATTGAAAAATTCACAAATTGTAATTTAGACCCAGCTTCTAATAACTTTATAGCTAAAAAGATTGGTTCTTCCGATGGAGAATACGCTTTGATTTCAAGATACGTTATGATTGAAATGGCGGACGAAGCACCAATTGATGCACTTCCTTGTGGATTCTATGGTTATACACAAAGAGAATATGAAGATGTGTCTGTTTACCCATCACCATACCCTAAGTTCAAAACAAAATACGATTATCCTGGTGAAGTAATTGCTAACCCACCATTTGGTACTGCGGCAGGAGGAACAAATTCTGTTGAGTCAGGTGGAGATATTATAAGAAGAACTTACTTAGGTTTTTCAACTCAATATGGTATTGACGAAGCGTTCTTAACTTACAAAGGAAAACAAAACCCACAAACAGGTTGGGAGACCGCAACTGACTCTATTAAATGGAATGTATTAAGTAAAGGTTTCCACATGGACTCAGGAGCAACTGTTGTTACAATTTCAAACACTTCATTATCAAGCGGTCAAACGGCATTTGAATGTGGTGTTGCTGAATTTAGAGAAGACCCAGCAACTCAAGAAAACCCATACTACTTCATCTACTCAAGAAAATATACTGTATGTTTTGCGGGTGGATTTGACGGTTGGGATATCTACAGAGAATGGAGAACTAACGAAGACAGATTCCAATTAGGAGCGTCAGGTTACTTGGCAGGAGCGTATCCTTCATCAAGATACCCAACGGCTACAGGTGATGGTATGTTTAAGAGAATTGTTGTTCAAAACAATACTCAAGATTTTGCAAACACTGACTACTACGCATACTTACTTGGTATCTTAACATTCGCAAATCCTGAAGCAACAAACATTAACATATTTGCAACTGCAAGTATCGACTATGTAAACAACTCAAATCTTGTAGAAGAAGCTATAGACATGGTTCAATACTCAAGAGCGGATTCAGTTTATATCTGTACAACTCCTGACTACAGAATGTATACACCAGATGCATCGAGTTCTTTAGATATTATTTACTCACAAGAAGCGGTTGACAACTTGGATAATACAGGAATTGACTCTAACTACACCGCAACTTACTACCCTTGGATTTTAACAAGAGATACTGTAAACAATACGCAAATTTACTTACCACCAACAGGTGAGGTTTGTAGAAACTTAGCATTGACTGATAACATTTCATTCCCATGGTTCGCATCTGCGGGTTACACAAGAGGTCTTGTAAACTCAATCAAAGCTAGACAAAAACTTACACAAACTGACAGAGACACATTATATCAAGGTAGAATTAACCCTATCGCAACTTTCTCTGATGTTGGAACTGTAATTTGGGGTAACAAAACATTACAAATTGCTGACACGTCACTTAACAGATTGAACGTAAGAAGATTATTACTTCAAGCTCGTAAGTTGATTTCTGCAGTAGCTGTAAGATTATTGTTCGAACAAAACGACCAAATTGTTAGACAACAATTCTTAGATAGTGTTAACCCTATCTTGGATTCAATCAGAAGAGACAGAGGTTTATACGATTTCCGTGTAACCGTATCATCTTCACCTGAAGACTTAGATAGAAATACATTAACAGGTAAAATCTACTTAAAACCTACGAAGGCGTTAGAATTCATCGACATCGAATTCTTTATTACTCCAACAGGAGCTTCGTTTGAGAACATTTAATAAACTTAACGGGGGTACTAATCATACCCCCTTTATTTGCCAAGTATGAAAAGACAACTTAGAGAGGGATTTAAAGGTGAGGGAACACCAGATATGAAATATTATGCGTTTGATTGGGATGACAATATTGTACACATGCCAACAAAAATAATATTAAAAACTGAAGATGGTGACGAAGTTGGTATGAGTACGGATGATTTTGCAGAATATAGAGGAATTATCGGTAAAGAACCTTTTGAATATAAAGGAGACACTATTGTTGGATTTGCCGAAGACCCATTTAAAAACTTTAGAACTGAGGGTGATAAAGATTTCTTAGTGGATGCCATGAGAGCAAAACTTGGACCAGCGTTTAATGATTTTAGAGAAGCAATTAATAACGGGTCAATATTTTCAATCATCACCGCAAGAGGTCACAACCCCAACACTTTAAAACAAGCTGTTTACAATTATATTATTGACGGATTTAATGGTATAGATAAAGACCAACTCGTTAAGAACCTTAAAAAATACAGGTCGTTTTTTGACGAGGACGATATGACGGACGATGAATTAATCAAGTCGTATTTAGACCTCAACAAATATCATCCAGTGTCTTTTGACGATGAAGAAGGTGCTGCCAACCCCGAAGAAGCAAAAGTTCGTGCTATGGAGGGATTTGTTTCTTATATTAAACAAATGGCTAATGACTTAAATAAAAGAGCATTTTTTAAAAATGATGTATCTAATAACTTTGTTCCAGAGCAACCTAGTATTGGATTCTCAGATGATGATGTTAGAAATGTAGAAGTAATGAGTAAACATTTTAAAGATAAACCAGATAATATAGTTAAGACTTATTCTACTGCTGGAGGCGTTAAGAAGGAATATAAGTAGATTATAATCCCGACAAATTAAAAGTAAAGAGAAAAAATTTTTAACAAGACTATATTTATAGGATATAAACAACAAAAAAAACAAAAAAATTAAAATAACATGGCTGATTTATTAATGAAAATGCCGATACCTTACGAACCGAAACGCCAAAACCGTTTCATCTTAAGGTTTCCATCAAGTTTAGGTATTAACGAATGGTTTGTTGAAAGTGCTTCAAGACCATCTATCAAGATTGGAGCAACTGAAATTCAATTCTTAAACACATCTACATTCGTTGCAGGTAGATTTAACTGGGACCCGATTAGTGTTAAGTTCCGTGACCCTATTGGACCTTCTGCGGCTCAAGCACTTATGGAATGGGTTCGTTTACACGCTGAATCGGTGACAGGTCGTATGGGTTATGCTGCGGGTTACAAAAAAGACATCGACCTTGAAATGTTGGACCCAACAGGAGTTGTTGTTGAGAAATGGATTCTTTATGGAACTTTCTTAACTGATGTTAACTTCGGAGCGTTATCTTATAGTCAAGATGCGTTAGCAGATATCACAGCTTCTTTAAGAATGGATAGATGTGTGTTAGTATACTAATACTATTTACATAAAATCATACTCATTTATATTTAACCGTAAAGCTAATAAACTTTACGGTTATTTTTTTATATGGAAAATCAAGCAAGAGACTTCGGTCAAGAAAATTTTACACTACCACACGACGTGGTTCAACTACCTTCACAAGGAGTATTTTACAAGAATAAAAAGAAGGCTATTAAAGTTGGTTATCTTACCGCATCAGATGAAAATATTTTGATGGGTGGGGCGAATGACTTAACTATGGCTTTGTTAAGAGCTAAAATATATGAACCAGACATTAAAGTTGAAGATTTAATCGAAGGTGATGTTGAGGCGATTCTTATCTTTTTAAGAAATACTGCATTTGGACCTGAAATGACTATCAATGTTACTGACCCCGTAACTAGAAAACAATTTCAAACCACTGTTATGTTGGACGAATTGTCAATTATTAGTAATCAAAAACCAAATGAAGATGGTACATTTACTGTAATGTTACCAAAATCACAATCGACTATTAAGATTAAACCATTATCTTACGGTGAGATTCAAGACATCAGCCGTATGGCTTCGACATATCCACAAGGTAGAGTTGTACCAAAAGTTACGTGGAGAATGGAAAGAGAAATATTAGAAGTGGAT